TCAGTACCAAGCCTACATGATCGCCAACGCCGGATTCCCGTCGCCAGCCGTCAGCTACGCAGACACGCCGACACTTCAGTCAATGAAGACGGCCGGTGTGCGATTCATGAACATGCGCACACAGCCGAACTGCTCGCCCACTCGTGCGTGCATGCTGAGTGGACGGTATGCGTTCCGCACAGGAATCAGCGCGGTTGTTCGTGAAGCAAACATGGACCTGACCGCGAACGCATGGGAGTTTGGGATCAACCACGCGACAGACGAGCTATTCATGCCACGTCTCACGATTCCAAAGGGATACCGCTGCGGCATTTTCGGCAAGTGGCACCTCGCCGCTCCGGACGGCGGCACCGTTCCGAACGGAGTACCGTGGGAGGGTGGAACCCCAGCAGGATACGGAACCGGATGGACACACCCAGACACCATCAGCAGCACCGACGGACAGCATATCGACTACGGGCTCACGTTCTCGAATCTTGACATCGAACCATTGCCCGCCGACAGCGGGTCCACAAAGCCCGGATATCACAATTTCTACTGGAGATCCAAGACCGAAGGCAACGACGCAACCACAACGCAAGTTGCGGACGAGTACCACACGGCATACTCGCGGCAGGAACTCCAAAGCTGGATCCAAGGCCAAACCGAGCCGTGGCTCGCGTACTGGGCACTCTGCGCGATCCACTCGCCATTCGGCACGTTCCCTGACAACGGAGGAGGCAACTCTGGATGCATGCCACCCGATGACGGGACGACAGCAACTGACTGGGATACGTACAACGACACCATCGGAACCTATCCGGTCTACAACTCGTGCCGAGCTGCCATCGAAGCGATGGATTACCAGATCGGCCTACTCAAGACTGCGCTTGGAGACGAGTGGGACCGAACGATGGTCCTATTCATCGGAGACAACGGGACGCAAAGGAACGTTCTCGTGGCGATGCAGGACTGGGAGACCGCGAACGCGAACGCGATCGGCGAACCGTACGCGTCGTTGCTGTCAGAGGATGCATTCAAAGGCACCGTGCATGAGGCCGGCCTGCGCGTGCCGATGATGGTGACCGGGCCGCTTGTCGCGAGCCCGAACCGCGACTATCTCGGACTGGTTGATGCGGTCGATGTCTATGCAACCATCAGGCATATCGCCAGGGTTCCGTACAGCTCGACCATCCAAGACGATCGAGTCATCGACGGCATCTCATTCCTTCACGCTCTGCAAGACGGAACCCTTGATGTCGAAGGGTCGCGTCAATTCTCGTTCTCGGAGACATACATCCCGCTCGGCGCGGCAACTGGAGCAACAGACACGGACGCTGGGCACCAACGCGACCGGAGCTACATTCTCCACGTCGAAGGCGACGGAGTGTACAAGCTCAATCGAGAGTTGTCTGGTACAGTCAACGTGGACACGTTCTTCCAGTTGATGGACGACGACTACGTGCCCGTAGACCCGTACATGCAGACCCCACTGGCGACAGGCGCTGGCGTTCCAAACTACGTCGCTTGCGCCCAAGCCATGTCCGCACTCTTCGCGACCGAAACGGAGTCGATCGTATAGCCATGGCGCGAACCATCTCAGCGACGGCAGTAGCGAACGGAATCAGTTACCGTCTCGTCCGAGACACCGACACGGCAGGGGCAAACCAATACTGGTTCGAGTCACTGTCTACCGACATGGCGCTCGGGCAGAAGTGGAGTCAACTCAACACGTCGTCAGTCAGTACCGCAGCGGGCGCGAACGCGCTCATCCCCACCGGGATTCCAAGCGCGGCACTCGCGGCGATTTTCGAGAAACTGGTGGCCGGCCGATGATCTCGCCAGACCAGCTCCTCGCACTGCGCCGAGCCCTCACAGGGGAACCCGTGCCGCGTCCACTCCGGGCATCCCTACGAAGATCGACCTTCTGCGCGTCCGACGGCACTATCACCGATACGGGGCGCGCCGTGGCCCGATCTGAGGCCGCACAGCGGGTTCAGGCGTGCTGCGTATGCACCGGGCCGGTCGAGACCGCCTACACTATCCCCGACGGGTCCGAGATATGCCCCGGGTGCCTGATCCTGGTCGGGAAGTCGTGCAAGGGGTCTCGGACCGGGGCCGATCGGTGGACTCCGCCGTGGTGGAACTCGATTTTCTAGGGTCTTGACGCGCGGACGGGATGCCGCTATGGGCTTCGGGTGCAGGAAAAGCCGCAGAAAAAGCGCGGTCGGGGACAGCCGACCAAGCGTACCCCCGAGAATGCGAAGCTGATTCTAGACGCGGTGCGGCTCGGGTTGACCGAAGATACGGCGCGACAACTGGTCCCGCTTTCCGACTCCGCGTTGACTTCGTGGAAGTCTGAGGACCCAGATTTCTTGGCGTCTCTAACGCGAGCGCGAGCAGACGGGAAGTATCGCAACTCAAATCGGCTCGATGCTCGGATCGAAGCAGGCGACACAAAGGCCCTAACCTTTTGGCTCGAACGCCGCTGCCCGGAGTTCCAGCAAGAGAAGGAAGAGAAGCCTAAGACCGTCGCCGAGCAAGCTGCCGATATGGTCGCGATGTACCACGCTATGAGGACGCTTGATGGTGTCGATGACTCAGGCTCCTCCTAAGCGCGTCGATCAGCTCCGGTATCATCCGGTCCAAAGTCGCCTGCGGAAGAGCAACGCGCGATTCAAGGTAGTCGAAGCCGGCCGCCGATCAGGCAAGACCGAACACGCCAAGCGCGACGGCATCCAGCGCGCGATCTGCGCGCACATGGATCCGGGCATCGACGACTACCGCGTTGCCTTCTGCGCGCCGACGCGCGACCAAGCCAAGCAGATTTACTGGGACGACCTCAAGCGGATGACACCGCCTGAGTTCGTTGTCTCGATCAGCGAGACCGAACTGTCGATCCATCTCGTCAATGGCGCTATGATTGCCGTGGTTGGACTCGATAAGCCAGCGCGCATCGAAGGCCGCCCGTGGGACGATATCAAATGGGATGAGGTGGCCGACTGCAAGCCGGGTACGTGGGACCGGCACCTGCGACCTGCGCTTGATACGGATGGCCGACCGGGCAGTGCATGGATCTACGGCGTTCCGCGCCCGTCGTCTGAGTTCAAGCGTCTCGCCGATCTTGGCAAGGACGAGAACGAGCCGGATTATGAGTACTTCACCTGGAAGTCAGCGGACATACTCGCGCCTAAAGTGATTGCGGCTGCAAAGCGGACGATGGATCCGCTCATGTTCGCGCAGGAGTACGAGGCCTCCAGAGTCAATCTCCAGGGACTCGCGTATTACCAATTCAATCGCGAGCGCAACTTGCGCGAACTGCAACCAGATACGCGAGCCCCTCTCATCTTTTGCTTCGACTTCAACGTGCAGCCGGGAGTCTCGGCGGTTGCACAGGAGTTTGATTCGCGCGAACTTGGCAAGCCTCCGGATGGGTGCCAGTGGGCTAGCGATTCGGTGACGGGGTGGGTGGGCGAGGCATACATTCCGCGCCACTCGAACACACACCGCGTATGTAACGCGCTGATCGAATCTTGGGGAGATCACGAGGGACTCGTGTACGGGTATGGGGATGCGACTGGTGGTGGACGCTCGACCGTACAGGGAAAGGAACAGTGGGGATCTGACTGGGCGATCATCAACGACCTGATGGGTCGTCACTTTGGCGACAGGTGGCGTGATTACCACAGGCGCAGCAACCCGCGTGAACGCGCTAGAGTGAATGCCGTCAATGCCCGGATGTGTTCTGCTGATAACACGGTGGGCACAGTGATAGATCCGACGCGCGCCCCACGGCTGATCGAAGACCTTGAACTAACTATGATCCTCGAAGGGTCGGCTGGCGAACTGGACAAGAAGAGCGATCCGGCCGCAACGCACCTCACCGATGGTGCCGGCTACTACATCGAGCAGGAATTCCCTGCCGTTTCGCGTGACATTGACTCGGAGCCTTTCAACTGATGGCAATCGCAAGCGATACGGTAGACACTCCGAGCGCAGTGTGGGAGGAGCTATACAAGCGGTGGGAGTTGCCTCTGGCGCTGCGCAAAGGAACCGACGGGATGCGCGCAGGCGGGGTCAAATGGCTCGATCGCGAGGAGGCCGAGACGCAAGGGCAGTATGCGGCGAGACTCAAGCGCACGTTCTTGCACCCGGCATTCGACGATACCGTCGAGCGTGTCGTGGCAAAGCCGTTCTCGAAGCCGATCACGTTCCGTGGGGAGCTGCCCGAGCGGCTTATGCCGATGCTCGAAGACGTGGACGGCGAGGGAAACAATCTGGACCAGTTCGCGTCTGAGTTGATGCTCTCCGCCGTTACTACAGGTATGTCGCACGTACTGGTGGACTTCCCGCGAGTAGATAGTCCCGTATCGCTGGCGGAAGAGCGGGATATGCGACTTCGGCCTCGGTTCGTACACGTTCCGGCTGAACGGCTGTTTGCGTGGAGTTGGGACCGGATGCCGAACGGGGGCATTCAGCTTTCGTCGATTCGGTACAAGGAAACGCGTGAGGTCGAGGTTGGCGCGTGGGGCAGCGAGCTGCGGAATCTGATCCACGTTTACAGGTTCAACCATGATGGCGGCTCGACGTATCAGGCGTGGGAGCAGCAATCGGACAGGATCACGGAAGGCTCGTATGTCCCGGTCGAGGATCCGGTGCCGATCACGTTTAGCGGGGTGCCTCTGGTCACTTACTACACGGGCCGTACGGGTGCGATGGAGGCCGCGCCGCCGCTACAAGGGATTGCGGACCTGAACCTTGCCCATTACCAAGTCAGTAGTGAGCATCGAAACGTGCTCAACGTGGTCGGCGTGGCGATGTTGTTCCGCACGGGAGTAGACGGAAAGGCCAAGGACGCCAAGACAGTCATATCCCCGCGCGCGGTCTATACGAGTTCGGTGCCCGATGCGCGCATGGAGTGGGTCGAACACTCAGGCGCGGGGGTCGAGGCAATTGAGCGGTACTTGAAGCAAACCGAAGACCGCATGGAAGTGCTCGGGATGCAGCCGTTCAATAGCGGAACGAGGCTGACGGCAACCCAGCGCGTCATGGACGAAAGCAAGACTGAGACAACCGTACAAACATGGGTTCGCGGACTGGAAGATGCGCTGACCGAAGCGTTCCGCAAGGCCGGTGAGTGGATCGGTGAGGAGGTCTCGGAAGACTTCGCGGTCCAGGTCTACAACGACTTTAGCGTTGGTCCGCGTGTCGAGTCGGACTTGCGCGCGCTGGACTCCGCCCGGGCTCGCCGGGACATCGACAAGCGCACCTTCCTGGAAGAACTCCAGCGGCGCGGCACGCTGGACCAGGACAGGGATCTGGACGAGATCATCGAGGCCACGATGGATGAGGGGCCGGATATGTCCGCGCTCGCGGGGGTGGTGTCGGCGCTGGGCGCGGACGAAACTGAGGAAGCCGCGTGAATCGGCACGATGGTAGGGTGATGGTGTGATTCGCCAAGCCCTCTATGTGGTGGCACCCTGGATGCTCCCGCTAGTCGCGCTGGCGATCATGGTTGTCATGCTTGCGATGGTGGGCGGTGCGTAGTGGCGTCCTACCGCCCCGAGATATTCATCCACATCCCGAAGACGGGCGGCACAAGCATTTGCAACAGCTTGCGGGTGGAGGGGAAGCACACGCCGTTGAGCCATCGACCCGAGGGTGGGTTCCGGTTCACGTTCATCCGCAACCCGTGGGACCACGCGCGTTCGTGGTGGCACCACTGCCAGTACGGGAAGCGGACCAGCTTCGAGGGCTGGGCGCTTGATGGGTGCCCGGGTACGTGGACCGTCGGGGACACGGGTGTCCACATGCCGCGTCAAGGCGACTGGTTCGAGCGGCTGGGCGATCCGCCGATGGACTTCATTGGTCGGTTCGAGTCGCTGGATGCCGACTTCGGGCGATTGTGCGTACTGATTGGGGTCGAAGGGATCACGCTATCGCACGACAACGATCGGGGTGGAAGCAAGCGGCCTCACTACCGCGAGGTGTGGACGCCGGCCATGCGGAACGCAACGCCGTGGCTGGACGAGTTCGCGGGGAGGTATGGGTATGAGTTCTAGCTATGACAAGATAGAGGCCGTTGAAATCGCTGTGCGCCGCGCTTTGGTTTCGGTTAGATCGCATGCTGACACCGTCCAAGTGTTTGCAACATGGGTGGACGAGGAAGGCGCTACGCATTGCTACTCTCGCGGCGAGGGGAACTGGCATGCGCGCATGAACCAAGCTCGAACGTGGGTGCGCGAAGAGGATGCTGCTGGGATTCATGAGCGGATCCAGGGTGATGACTGACCCCCGCCTCCTCGACCCCGCCAAGACCGCGAACGAGATCCTCCAGGATCGCGCGATCCGGCATGCCATCTACATCGAGCGGCTCAAGGTCGGCGAGGTCCGCTCCACACTCGCGGAATTGAACGCGCTCTATGATGAGCTGGTAGCGCGCACGTTCAAGGTGCTGGATCGTATCGCAACGCGCGGCGCGAAAGTACGAGAGTTCAAGTCGATCCGCAACCTGACACGCGACCTCAATCGGATTGCGGTCGATCAGTACGACTCGGTAGCGCGCGAGCTGATGGGCCGCATGGAAGCGCTTGCGGCTGCGGAGTCTCGCTGGCAGCTCGCGGCGATCACGGAGAGCGCTACGGTTCCGCTCACGCTCAAGGCGCCGTCGCGTGCGATCCTGCGGGCCATCGTCCACAATGAGCCGTTCGGAGATCCGACGCGTGCAGTGGTGCGGACGTTGCGCGGATGGTTCGAGGCCGAGGGCGAGATGTCGGCATTTCGGATCCAGTCCGCGCTAGACGTTGGGTTGCGCCAGGGCGACACGGTGGCGCGGATTACGCGGCGCGTGCGGGATACGTTCGGCGTGAGCGGTCGCAACGCGGAGACGTGGGTGCGGACCGGGATCAATAACACCGTGACGCTGGCGCGGGAGCGGACGTACGAAGAGAACGCGGAAGTAGTGAAGGGCGTTCAGTTACTCGCGACGCTGGACAGTCGGACGACGGTGATTTGCATGGGCGAGGATGGCAACGTGTACCCGATCAGCGAGGGTCCGCGTCCGCCGTTGCATCCGCGTTGCAGGACAACCACGCTGCCCGTGTTGAAGTCGTGGAAGGAACTCGGCATCCCGCTGAAGGAAGCGCCGGAAGGGGTGCGAGCGTCGATGAACGG